AGCGGGCCCTGAAACGGTACGGGATCACGGAAGGGGATTGGGAGGCGGCCAGCAAGGCGGACCTGCTGGAAGAGCGCGGCGCCACGTTCCTGGATATCCGCGGCATTGATGGGGTGAACCGCGAAGCGGCGGCCAAGATCATGGAAATGGTGGTGCAGGAAACGGAATTTGCCGTGCCCACGAATTCGTCCCGGGTCCGCCACCAGTTGCGCGGCGGCACCCGGCCCGGGTCGTTCGCGGCGGAAGTCCTGGCGTCCGTCGCCATGTACAAATCGTTCCCGGTGTCGATCGTGCACCTGCATATTATGCGGGGGTTGAACCTGGACAGTCTCCCGCGTTCCGCCGGGTATATGGCGGATTTCCTGATTTCCACCACGATCATGGGCGGCCTTGCGTGGCAGTTTAAGAAGCTGTCGAAGGGCCAGGATCCCCAGGACATGACGACGCCCGAGTTTTGGGGCCAAGCCTTGATGCAGGGCGGCGGCCTGGGCCTGTTCGGGGATTTCCTGCTGTCCGACGTGAACCGGTTTGGCCAATCCCTGGGGGAACAAATGGCCGGCCCGGTGGTGAATTTCGGAAACGATATCCTGCGCCTGACCGCGGGCAATGTCCGGCAGGCGCTTCGCGGTGAAAACACGCGGGTATCCCAGGAACTTATCCAATTCGCCAGGCGTTACATGCCCGGCGGTTCGGCGTGGCAAAGCCGGTTGATCCTGGAACGTGAGTTGTTCAACCGCCTGGAACGCTGGGCCGATCCCTCCGCGCCCCGGCGCTGGGACCGGATCAAGCAGCGGTTGGCCAGCGAAACGGGCGGGGCCTATTACTTCCCGCCGGGATCGAGCCTGATCAACAACCGGGCCGCGATTCGGCCACCGGACGTTTCGGCGGTGGTCGGTGGATCGGAGAGATAGCCATGCAGATTTCAGTTATGGACCTGGTGGCGATAATCGGCGGGGTGCTGATCCCGTTGGGCTTGGCCATGGCGGCGGCGTGGCGGGCCCAGACACGCCGGGACAAAGAACAAGATGACGCCTTGAACAAGGCCCTTAAGGAAAGTTCCGACAATCTGAACACGGCGTTGCGATCCGTCCGCAAGGAATTCGAAGAGGACGATAACAAGATTTGGTCCGAAGTGAACGCGATCAACAAGGGCCTTGCGGATTACCGGGAACGGGTGGCCAACACCTATGTGTCCAAGGCGGAATTGCGGGACGAAGTGCAAAAGCTGGAACGCCAGTTGGAAAGCATGTCCGCCGATATCAAAACCATTTTGGCCCGGGTTCCGGTGCCGGTGACCGGTGGGGACGATTGATGAACAAGACCGATTTCCTTGAAACGGTGGTGGCCCCGACGCTGGCCGCCATGGATGCCGACAATTTGGCGGCGCGGCGGCTGGTGATGGCCACGGCGCTGGTGGAAAGCGGCGATCTTGAATTCACGCGGCAACGCCTGGGCCGGGGGCGCTACGGCGCCGGCCTAGGCTTTTTCCAGATGGAAATGGCGACGGCCATATGGCTGGCCCATGATTATCTGGTGCGCCGTCCCGACGTTGGGGACCGCCTGGAAGCTGCGTTCAACCTTCTATCCGCCGTGGACCTTGATTGGTCCGACGTGGACACGGCGGCGTTGGAAGCGAAGATGTTAACGGATCTTCGGTTCCAGTGTGCCATGTGCCGCTTGCGATACATGGTGGTCCCGAAGCCCTTACCCCATGCGGATGACCTGGACGGGTTGGCCAAATATTGGCTTCGTCATTACAACGCCGGCGGCAAAGGAACCCTGGACAAGTTCCGAACCCATGCCGCCTGGGTAATGGAGCAAGTCAAATGATACGACGCCTGAAAATCTCCGCGGCGGTGGCCGTCGCGGTGCTGTGTCTGTCCGCCTGCGAAGCGGTGGACACGCTGGTTGACCGGGTTTCCGATGGTCTGGTGGTTGCCCATGACCGCGTGGCCTTCGCCCGGGAGAACATATGCGGCCTGCCCGAAGGGCTGCGAAAGGTGGTCCGGGCCATGGTCCTGGCCAAGACCGATGGGAAGGTGAACACCGGCATTCTGTGCGAGTTCGCCACGGAACCTGCAGGACCGCCGAAACCGGCGGTGGCGCCAGGTTCCGAGCCGGGAAAGGAGGCCGCCGCCATGGTCCCTTTCGTTGACCTGGCGCGGGCCAGTCAGGCGGTTTATTCGCCGGACCCGGCGCCGCGCCTGCGGGCGCTTTTCGGTTCCAACGCCAAGGTGGAGGCGATCGCCGCCGGCCCGCATTTCTGCGCCGTCTGCACGTTCGCCGCGGACAAGGAACGGGTTACCGTCGTCGTGAACCGGGGAACCGAAAAGGATTTCGGGGATATCCTGACCGACATGCGGGCCTATCCCTGGTATTCGCGGGCGTTGGGTATCCATCACCGCGGGTTCGGATCCGGCGCCGGCGCCCTGTGGGACGCCGGCCTGGGTGAGCGGATCCAGGGGGCCGCGGATGTGAAACGCCCGGTGATCCTGACCGGTCATTCCCTCGGCGGCGCCCTGGCCGCCTGTGAAGCCGGCCTGATGATCGAAAAGACGGGTAAGGCGCCCGTGGGTCTGGTGACCTTTGGCGCCCCGCGCGTCGGCCTTCGTGTGTTCGGGGTGGCCGATATCCAGGACCGCCTGGACGCCCGGGGCCGTGAGGCCGGCAAATTCTATCGGGTGCAGTTTCGCCACGGCGACGACGTGGTGACGGAAGTTCCCACGTTCCTGCCGGGGTGGCGACATGCCGCCGGATATCTGATTAAGGTGGGGTTCGGGTCCGGTGACGGGTTCCGGGACCACATGGCGGCGAAATACGTTGCCGCGGTCGGACTGTGGGTGACCGAAGCCCGCCAGAAGAACGTCATTGAAGGTGTTTAACGTCCGCCGATAAAAAGACTTTCCGTCGCAGGATTTCGCGGGCGTCGTTCCATGAGCGGCGCCCGTTTCTTTGGGCCTTGTCCTCGGCCCGCCAATGGGTGGCCATGCGGGAAAGCACGGTCATCAGTTTCAGGGCCTTAGCCAATCCGCGTTCGAAGCGGAAGGCCATGACCACATCGTATAGTTCCGCGCCCCTGGTATATCGCCGCTGGTTGTAGGCCCGTTTATGGGCGTCCCGGCAAAACCGGCCCTTCCGTTCGTGGCTTTCGCCGCATTCAGGGCAACACGACATGTTCCCATTCCCCTTGCCAGAAACGATGGGTGACCATGATGTATCCGGGTTCCAGGCCATGCATGGGGCCGTGTTCGATGTACCAGATTTCACGGCGAAGCGGATTGCCCACCAGAATATCCCGGCGGGGGTCGTAGCACCGGAATTCCAGCACGTCCCCGACGTGCCAAAGGCGATCCTTGGGCAAAATTTCGCAGCACCGGCGGTTTACCAGAATGGCGTCCATGACGTGTTTCTGGCGGCGGACCTCGATAAACTGCGGGATCCTACCGCCATTTTTGGCGGGATCGGCCGGCGGGCTCATGGCTCAAGATCCCGGGCCATACGTTCGACCTGGACGATAGCGGATTGGACCGTCTGGGCCGTCTGGTCACCGCCGAAGGCTATAGACAGGTTGGCGATCAAGTCCCCGAAGGCGTTGATTACGTCGCTTGGCGCCATGGGGAATTTCTTTTCCATGCGCGAAACCTTGCCCACCAGCCGATCCGCCAGGATCTTGACGTATCCGGCCCGGGTGTCGGCAAACGACGCCAGAAGCGGCGCCGCGCCGGGGTTGTCCTTGTCGAAGGGATAGGTTGCAAGGACGGTGGCCGCCCGGTCGATGACCCGTTGTTGCAGATGCATGACGATAGCCTGGAAGGGTGGAGCGCATGGGGTTTCGGCCAGTTGGTGACACCAGACCGCGCCGGCCCGGGACGCGGCGGAAATCACTTCCGCCGGCGTCATTTGGTTGCGGGCCTTCGGATCGGTGCGGATTAGGGTGGTAAGCGCCTGCCGTATGCTGGTGGAAATCAGGGTGGCGCCCATGGCGTCGGAATGGGCGGTGGCGGCGGCCTCCATGCGCTGGGCCTTCGCCTCCGCTTCGTCAAAGGTTTTCAGTGCTGCGGCCTTGGCCGCCGCGTCGTTGTCTCGGGTATCCATCGAGCATCTTCCTTTCTGCTGGTGCCGGAATCATTCATCGGCGGTTTCGCTGGTGCTCGATCGGTTTTGCAAGGCGTCTTGGAAGACTTCGGGCGCCTGATCCATCATCATGGAAATAATCGCCCGTTGGTAATCCCGGGGCTGGCGTTGCAGGCGGTTGGCCCAATTGCGGGCCTTTTTCTTGATGTTCTCCCGCTCCCGGTAGTTGTCCCCAAGGTACTGATAATCATGCAACACCATGGGTTCGTCGTAGTTCATGTAAAGGCTTTCCGTGGCCGGCCCACCCCGCGTGGTGGCGGTGAAGTCGATCCGCCGCCAGTCGGCCAAGGCACGGTCGTACAGCGGGTTCGCATAGGCGGAAATCGCGACGGGGCAGGGGATCCGCGTGGCGATGGCCAGGAATAGATTATGGTCCTCCAGCGTCAATTCATGGGTGTAAAGATCCCGCTGGCCCTTCCTGGTTTCCAGGATATATGGCGGATCGAAATAGCCGAATTCGCGCCCGGTCCATTGATACCCACCGATGAATTCCAGGGCGTCCCCGTGAATGACGGTGACCGCCGGCGGGCGGTGGAAGGTGTCGCGGATCAAACCGTATTGGGCCTGTTCGCGTTCAATCAGGATCGCCCGGTGGGGCCGCCGCATGTGGCGGAAAACGCCGAGGTTGCCGCCGAAGGCTTCAATGTACACGTCGTGTTTGGGGATCTGGTTTATGATCGTCTGATAGACGCCGGCACCGGATTTGCCCCCTGGGTATGTCTGTCGCACGGTATTTTCCCTTTCCCGTGGTTGCGGAGACGGCTTAGGCCGCCGAAGGCGGGCGAAAGAAGATGACGCCCGAGGCGGACATGTTCCAGGCGGCTCGGCCCACCATCTTTTCCGGACGGAGAAGATAGGCGCCGGCCTTGCTGAACCCTTCGTAAATGAAGATTTCCTGGTTTGGATCGCCGGTGGCCTTAAGCCATGCCTTGGCCGCGTCGATCGCAGCGCCCGTGCTGGGGAACTGGCGGTCAATGACTTCCGTCTGGATATCGTCCTGGTGATAAGCGAATGCGAAATACATGGCTCACCCCGCTAGATCATCGGCGGTCAGGGTGTAGGGAAGGCCGTCCGGCCCGCGCACGGTGACCAGCCATCCGTCCGTGGTTGTGACGGTGACCAGCCGGTAATCCTGGGGCCCGAAGCGCATCCGGGTTCGTTGGCCGGGCTGGAATGTCGGGATCGCCGGCGGCCAGGGGATAACCGGCATGTCTCCGGATCCTGCACCGCCGGATCCGCCGGTGGTCGACGGCCCGGGCGCCGGTAAGGCCGGCATGCGCCCGGATCCGCCACAAGACCGGCAGGTGTGTTTTTCGGAATGGGGGAAATAAGGCACGGAACGCCGGTGGGCGTTCCAGCCCCGCCCGTGGCAAGACGGGCAAATACGGGTGTTGTCCATGAATGATCATCCTGTTTTCTCGTTCGGATGGGGTGGGGTAGGGGGTCACGTCGTTATCCCTGGTCGCGGTCCAGCTTTTCCAGGATTGCTTCCAGAACATAGGTGGTCATAGGTTTAGCCACCGGCCCGCGCTGGCATACGCCATGGACGCGATCACGGATGTTGTCCGGGACGCGCGGGCGGAAGGGGGTTGTTACCTCGGGCGCGGGCGCCGGCTGGCTGGCCGGTGCGCCGCCCTTGTTGATTACGTCGGCAACGGCCTTGGGGTCCGCCGTGGTGCCTTTCGTTGGGCGCTTAGGAAGTGCCATGGTCATTTCTCCGGGGTGTTGGTGGCGCGTTCAATCGCATGGAAAAGGGCCGCCATTTCTTGGCGGGCGGGTTCTTCCTTGGCGGACGTGGTTTCGCCAATGGACAGGCCCTTGGCCTGGGCCCGCTTGAACGCAACGCGGGATCCGAGGGCCAGGGCCTTGGAGGCCGGCGCGGCGAAGCTGGGGAGAAGAATGCTTAGATTGTCCAATTCCATGATGTATTCCAGCACGTCCTTTGCGTCCGGGTCGTTGGGGTGGACCATGCTTAAGAAGACGTAGGCCGGAAGATCCGGGTTCACGGTCTTGATTTCGGACACCAGCGTGTCCACCCGGTCCAAAACCCAGGCGTCGAAGGCGCCGGGCACCACCGGGATAATAAACAGGTCTGCGACGGTCAGGGCCGCCCGCTGGCTGGTGGTGTCGCGCCCGCCCACGTCAATAATGATATCGTCGTGTCGCTTGGCCAGTTTCAGGGTTTCCGTTCGGACGGCCTCGCCGGACAGTTTGATGGTGATGGGGGTTGGCCGGTCGGGGTGGAGTTGTTCACGAAGTTCCATGAAGTCGGCGGCGCTGGCCTGTTCGTCCGCGTCGATCAATAGAACATCCCGCCCGGCCAGGTGCCGGGCCAGGGAGAGATTTACGGCCAGGGTTGACTTTCCTTCGCCACCCTTGATGCCTCCGCATACAATGATCATGTCTTGGGTCCATGTCGGTTTTGCAACGCTGGATCCGGTGGGATCCTTCGGGGATCCAATATGGATCCTTCATATTTGAAATGTCAACCCCGCACCGCCCGGCGCGGTCAAATTTGCCATAATGGCTGTAATGCGATTTACGAGGATGGCCCGGCCAAATCCGCCATGGTCCTATTTCAAGGATAAAATTCCGCAACCTGGGGGACCATGAAAACAAGATTTTGGGGGCGGGGGTGCCGACAAAGGCCAGGACCAAAATCATATCCACGGGATTTCGCGGACGCCTGCACGGGATAACGCGGACGGGCACCGGGCCACGGGATATCGCGGACGCTTGACACGGGATATCGCGGACGCCTACCGTTCCGGCACCCCAACCGGACGGACGCCACCATGGATAGAAGGGCGCCTGGCTATGAACGATGGCCGCGAGATTTTCCAGCCGGACCTATTCCTTGACCAGTTGACGGACGTTTCCCCGATCAAGGGTGAACGTGCGTCCATGGAGTTTCCCTTTTTCAGTTTGGAGAAGGGCCGGCGCATGGACCCGATGGTATATGCGGACGATTACGTGACGATCCGCATTGAGCCCAGCACCAAGGGCATGGCGACGATTTGGGACAAGGACATATTGATGTATGTCATTTCCCTGATTAACGAAAAGCTGGAACGGGGCGAAGAGGTAGACCGGACGGTGACCTTTGCCGCCTGGGATTTTCTCAAGGTGACGGGCCGGCACAAGGGTAAGACCGAATACGAACGGTTCATGGATGCCCTGGAACGCCTGGACGGGACGCGGATCCGCACGAATATAGAGGCGGGCGGCGATCGAGAGCGCCGCGGCTTCGGCTGGATCGAAAGTTGGCGGGTGATCGAGCAAGGCCGGCCAGACGGTTCCAAGCGCATGGTGGGCGTGAGCATCACCCTTAATCAGTGGATGTTCCGGGCGGTGGTCCAGGAACGCCGGGTGCTGACCGTCAACCGGGCGTATTTCCGCCTGACCATGGGCCTTGAACGGCGCATGTACGAACTGGCCCGCAAGCATTGCGGCGGCCAGCCGGAATGGTTCGTGAGCCTGAAACGCCTTCACCAGAAATCAGGATCCCGGCGGGAGTTCCGCAAGTTCAAGGCGGATATCGTCAAAATCATAGGCCGGGACAGCATCCCGGATTACCGCCTGGCGCTGGTCGATCCGGCGGAAGCGGCAACGCCGTTCAAGCCGAAGGACGGCGGATTGCTGGTGCGCGTCACGCCGCGCGAAATCGAGCCGGCGGCACCGGCGGAACCGGCGGTGGCCGAATCGGTCACCAGAAAAACCGGCGGTGTCGGCCAGAGTGACCTGCTTTTGAAGACGGCCACGGTAGAAGAGGCCCGGTCGATCCTGCCTGGATATGACGTGTATTATGTCGAGAATGCGTGGAAGGATTGGACCCGGAAACGGGGCGAAGTGATCGACAATCCAGACCGCGCATTCCTGGGCTTCTGCCGGTCCTATAAGGATCGAAACCCCCTCTGACACGGGATATCGCGGACGAATTGCACGGGATATCGCGGACGCTGGCCACGGGATATCGCGGACGCCCTTAACGGGATATCGCGGACGCAAGAATCCGGCCAAGTGTCTGAAATTCCCTCCGTTTCGCCGCGCCTTAACTTCTCCCTTTTTAACGATAGGGTTTAAGACCCTTAACCCTTCGGGGCTTTCAATCCAATTGAAAGCGGGTAGGGAATGTGCGCGGCCCGGCGGGATCCGACCGGCCAATAATTTGTGGTCTGGATTAGCATTTACCGCTGCACGTGTTTCAGCTATAGAAGCGGTGGAAGCCCTTGAAAGATCATAATTCAATGACAACGGGCGCCGGCGTTTCGTTGAGGGTAGGTGAGAACGGTTAGGCCACCGGAGCCTGTAACAAATCGCCAACGGCTGTTTTGTCGAACCGGAAACCCTGAACCATGACCCAGGATAAAATCTCATTCTTCGATTTTATAAGCCCGCAAACCGTTATGCCGGCTAAACCCGTTAGGGCCGTGAACCCGGCCACCAGGCCGAGCGCCCGCTTTGCGGGCCGAATGTGATCGCTGCGCGATCTTCGCTGTTGAGGGGAAGCGTGGTGCCGCCGGTGTGTCTGTCAAGGCCAACGGCGCGTTTTCCACAGAGGCCAACCGAACGCCGGAAGGTGGCCGGTTGACACCGAGCCCGGCGCAAACATAGCTTGCCCGGCTTTTCTGATTTCACGTTTTCATCCGGACGAACCGGCATGATCTTTACGGTGATACCCAGCATCTAAGGGCGCGGATCCAGGTCCGGGGGCGGTGTGGCGTATGTCCAGGGCTTCGGCCTAAAGGCCCATCGGCTCCGCTTCTGTGGGGTTTTCTCCCCCCGGGCTGCTTTCCGAAATCCACCAGGCGTAGCGTGGCGCCGGCGGGCGTTGAGGCCGCCGCGCGATTGGGGTTTTTTCAGGCGGCTTGACAACCGGCGCGGGCGCTGTTCAAGATTGCGGCCAACGGAGCGGGAAAACTCCACAGAAGATGCAGCGCCCCAAATGTCAGCGGGGCCAACGATCAAGAAGAAACGACGCCTGGGCACCCTCGCTGATCTACGGGACGTTCATTCGGAACGAACCCCACCCTTTCCACCTGTGGTTTTCTCGCAGTCCGCACCCCCGAAAAGCCGATCAATCGGGGGGTGGTCTATCAACCCATTGTCTCGGGGGGTACGAGGAAATGACGACACGTGGAAACCCGGTCTTTGTCCAGTACTGTTCCAAGGATCGAATTGTGGAGACGGGGCCGCTTACGCCGGCGGCGGAACTGGCCTATCGGCGGATCTGCGATCATGTCTTGGCGACGAACGACCACCTAAAATTCACCCGGCGGACCATCCGCCAATTGGCCAAGGCGGACCGGTCTTTTGATCGGATCTGGCAGGAGTTAAGCACGGCCCGTGATGACCAGGGCCGCCCGCTGGTGAGCCTGCGCCATGACGCGATCGACGACGCGGAATATGTCGTGGTGCCCTGGGCGTCGGAAACCCTGGCCAAGACGGAGAACCTACGTAGTCAGCGATCCGACGCCGGCAAGGCATCGGCGGAGGCCCAGCGGCGCCGGGCGGAAGAACCGGACATGACGGTGACCGATCCGACGTTTGAAAGTTTCTGGAAAGAATGGCCGGGCCGGAAGCACAAGGACGCGGCCAGGGAACAATGGGCCGGGATGATGGCCGAGGCCCCGGGCGGTGACACCGGGGCCGCTGAACTTGCCGTCACCATCATCCAGGGGTTGCGCCGCTACATTTCGACCGCGCCAAGCGTGAAAGTCGGGCGCATGTGGGACCGGCCAGACTGGTGGCTGGAAAACAAGATCTACACGAAATCATCCGATGACCATGAACAACGCTGGGCCGCCAAGACCGAAGAGGGTTTGCGGCCCAAGTATTGGCATGAGCGGATGAAGGCAAAGAACGGTGGCGCCGATTCCGCCACCGCCGGATAGGGCGGTACTCGATCATGTATGACGGACCAATAGCCGAAGCGTTCGCAAGGGTGGTGGAACTGGCCCTGGCCGCGGGTGCGGAAAATCTGAAAGAGAAGCCGGGGTGCTGGGAACATCAGGTGGACGCCCGATGGTGGGTGGCGCTGAACCCGCATGCCGATCCGGTGGACTGTTCGACCGGCGCCAACGTGCCGCCGTTCTGCGTCTACGTCACCTACAACGAATTGCCGGCGGCGACGTTCTGGGTTCACGACGGCGCTTTTATCGTCGGATCCGAAGTGAACGAAGGGACGTTTATTGCGGCGGTGGTCGCCGCCATTGAAGCCTTGGAAGGGGAGAAACCATGAAAGCACGATGGGGAAGTTATCGCGAACGGGCCATAGATCTGGCGCTAACCCACCGCCTTGGCGACCATGACGGAATGTTGGTCCGCCTCTGGCCGCGCCGGGTGCCCATGGGCACGGTCCATGACCAGAAAACCAAGCGCATGCGATCCGGTCTGGTGCCGATCGGCGCCGGGATCCGGTCCAAGCGGATCTTGCCCAACATGTTCTTTTCGGGGAGGCGGACGCGATGATACACCCGGCAGGGTTTTATTGGGCCTGGGACGAAGACGGGAACGCGCAGCCGGTGGAATGTCTGGGCAACGGCAATGTCCTTACCTTCGGCGTCGGTGGTCCGGTCCCTGAAAACTCGTTCGTTCATATCGACAAAAACCCGATCCCGCCGCCGGCCGATCCCGCCAGAAACGGCGGTGGTCGGGCCGGTGGCAGCTTGACGAACACCGGATTGACGGGGGGTGGGTGATCCATGGTTGAAGGACAGGAAAAATGCCTCCGGGCTCTGGCTGAACTGACCCTGCCCGGCGGGGAGTGGTGTTCCGCGTTTAGGTCGATCATAGAGGCCACGGGGATGGACCGCCGCACGGTGCGGATCAACGTCCGGGCTTTGGCCCGGAAGGGTTTGGCCGAATATCACAAGGCCCTTTGGACCGATGACGGTACGCCCGCCGGCGCTGGATACTGCATTACCCAGGAAGGGCAGGCGGTTGCCGCCAAGCTGGTGGAGTCCGATCCCGCCGGATCCGGCGGTGCTGCAGGGGCCGGCGAAAGGACTGTGAGATGAAAGCGATTTCCATATGGCAACCATGGGCAACGGCGGTGGCGGTCGGATCCAAGCTGGTGGAAACCCGGTCCTGGTCCACAAATTACCGGGGGCCCCTGGCAATCCATGCCGGCAAGCGCCTTCATAGGGGGGAACTTCTGGGCCTGCAATGCTGCTGGAACTGGTGCGCCGCGCTGGCCCCGATCGGCAAGAAGATGGGGGACAAGCAAGATCTAGAAACCCTATTGCCGTTCGGCGCGGTGGTTGCGGTCTGTGATCTGATCGACGTGAAGCCCACGGATCAATTCACTTTGGCCGAAGTCCGCACCCCACGTTATCCGGGCGGATCCGGGCGGCCCGGCACATGGGATACCTGGACCGAAGAGCAGTTGGGGGATTTCTCGCTGGGCCGGTTCGGCTGGATCCTGGGCAACGTGCGTCCGTTGGAAAAGCCGGTTCCGGTGCTTGGGCGGCAAGGGCTGTTCAATATCCCTGATAATCAGGTGGCCCCATGAAGTTGACAGATAAACAGGCGAACTACTTGAAAAAGCATTGGTTGGATTTTGGTCCAGTGCGTGGGGTGGCGGGTAAGCACAAGGGCGTCACGCTCTCGGCGTATGTAAAGAATTGCTGGGCCAGCGGTCGGGCCAGCCCGGATATGCTGGGGCACGTTCGATCCACCGCCGTGCAATTGGTGAGTAAAGGTCTTTTGAAGCCTGTCCACGAACGCCTTAAAGAGCGCGTTCGGCTTTACGAATTGACGGACGGTGGCCAGAGATATTGCGAAGTGACGTGGCCAGATGATTGGTGGGCTTTGATGCGGGTTTATAACGAAACGCACCCAGGCACCTACGATCTGGATATACCTACATCCACGCAATGCAAGATCCTTTCTGCCAGGGACGCGGACAGGATCCACCCCGGATCCTAAAAGGATCCTTGCTGGAATTCATACCGGGTGGTATGAAATCGAGATTGCCGAATGGAGGCGAAGCCATGGACCATCCGATGAATGCCGAGGAATACCGGGTCTACCGTTCGACGAAGGCGCGGTGGTGCGCCGTCTCGTTCTGTGTCGGCGCGATTGCGGCCTTTCTTCTGGTGATCCTGATTGCCGGTGGAGGGTATCCCAATGGTCTGTAAATCCGCGATCAACCAGTGTTCCCTGTCCTGGGATCCGTCCGGCGGGTTCGTCCCGTCCATTCGGGTGTTCCTGGAAACCATTGATCTGGCCATTCCGCGCCGCCAGGACCAGCCGCCCGCCGTCCACCAGGTGCGCGACATGATGGGCGATAGCGCCTTTTCGCCGGAAATCCCCACCGCGTCCCTGGAATTCCAGTTGCGCCGGGCCTATGCCGCATTGGACGGCGCGGCCCTGGCGTTGGGCTATTCGCGGGGCCTGTTCGAAATGGTCAAGAAGTTCCCCGGCCTGGGTGGCCCGGCAAAATTCCTGGACATGGCGCCGGGCTGTGCGGTAATGCCGAAGGGTCATGCCCCTTCGCCCGTTCCGCTGGATCCGCCGGGTTAATTGGGAAACCCGTTACGTCTGGATCATTTTCGCCGCCGCCTGCGTCGTCGTGGGCTGGTGGGCTTGGGGGTTTCTAAAACATGCATTTGGATAATTTCGAATTGATTACCTGCCCGTCGTGCGGGCGGGCGAACGAGCCGGAAGAACTGGCGCCGGCGGGTTTCACCATGAGCCCGTCCGGAACTTGTCATATTTCGATGACGTGGCAGGCGATGTGCTGGAACTGCGAAGCGCCGTTGAAGGTTTCGGCCACGTTGGACCTTAAGGACGGCCAGGGCTCTTGCTGCATTACCAGCGTGCGCCCCATGCCGACGCCTGCCGATATCAGCTATTGCCGGGAATTCGGGATCTTATCGCCGGATTAGGCGGTGACGGATTCGAGCCCCGCCGGATCCGGCGGTGATCGATGACAGTCCTTTTACACCCGTGATTTAGAGCCGCGATTTGCGCCAGGGCGCGATTAGATGCACACTTGGCCCAATTTCATACCAACCGGTCTGTTTCACGTGAAACAATGGGGCCCGCGCGATGGCTGAAACGACGCATGTAACCGTTAACAACGATCCGCCCGTGGTCAAATACGTGGGCAACGGCGCAACGGATGCCTTTGATTTCGACTTCACGGCGTTCAGCATTTCGGAGGTCCAGGTTTATCTGGATGACGATTTGCAGGAAGACGGCTTTACCGTCGTCGGCAATGCCGGGTTCTTCGGCGGCTTCGAAGGCGGGACGGTGACCTTTGACACACCGCCCGGCAACGGGGTTCGGGTGACAATCACCTATTACGTTCAGTTGATCCGGGTTTCCGATTTCTCCCCCGGGTTCCTGGACGAAAACGTGTTGAACACGGAATTGGACCGCCTGGTGGCCGGGCAACGGCAACTTGAGAATGCCCAGGTTCGCGCACTCACCTTTCCGGTGACGGATCCCGCCGGCCTGACGATCGCCATTCCGCCGGCGGCGACACGGGCAAACAAGGTGCTGGGCTTCGGCGCGGACGGATCCCTGGCCATGTCCAACCTGACCCTGGCCGAAATCGAAGACGGAGCCACCGGCCCACAAGGCGAGGAAGGCCCGCAAGGCCCCGCCGGCAATGACGGGTTATTCTCTGGCGGCGAAGCCACGGTGACGGTATCCGGATCGGATAAGGTGCCCGTTCTCGATGCCGACGACGGAGACGCGCCCAAATTAGTTTCCGCCCAAGGGATCGCGGACCTGGCGCCCGCCGGCGCGGCGAAGGAAGCATTCGTGGCGGGCGGCTCGGGAACGTCGCTGGTGTTGGATGGCGACGGCAAAAGCGCCGTCGCCTACGAAATGACCGGCAACACCACGATTTCGTCAACGAACATCACCGCCGGCAGCGTCTACACCTTCGTTATCCAGATGGCGCAGGACGGCACCGGCGGCCATACCGTCACAATGCCGGCTGGCACGGTCTATCCCTACGGGGAAATTCCGGAGTTCCCCACGGATCCGGATGAAGTGTTCTATTTCTCGCTTTCAACTTGGGACGGCGGGACAAGCTGGCTCGTCTCCATGATCGGTGCGGAGTACGCCTAATGGGCGCCGTCGCACGTGCACTTCACCGCGCGGGCCGGCCTGTCCGGATCAAGCCGGCGGGGGCGCACGTGGAGTTGATCGCGCCTGGAAACGATATCCGCCCGTCTCTGCCTCGGGCGGTCGATGTTCGAAAGTCCATGGGTGACGGCTTCGAAATTCATCTTTGGGGATCCGGCGGCCAATACGGTGGCGCGTCCCCAGCGTACCGCGCCGGATACGGAGCGGCCCTGGTTGGTCAATTGAAGGTGGGCCGGTTCACCCTTTCCGTGGGGAATAACGACAGCACTACGGATGGGATACATACCGATTTCGGCGAGGGTCGAGGCGGTGCCAGTACGTCGGATCGGCATGGCGGCGGCGGAACAGGGCTCCGGTTAGCGGACGGATCCCTTTATGCGGTGGCCGGTGGTGGGGGTGGTGGGTACACGGAGAACACGGGCGCTGGCCGATATTCGTACAACGGTGGCGATGCCGGCGGCCTGGGCAACGATGGTGGCCAAGGTGGGCAAGGCGGGCGAACGTATACTGGTGATAGTACAGGCGCGGCGGCGAACGGGTCCGGATCGGCGGCAGGGGCGGGGCATGCCGCCACGTCAGTAGTAGCGCAGGCATGCGCCGGATCTGGCGGCGGCGGCGGCGGTGACGGATCCGGCGGTGGCGGTGGTGCGGGTAGCGTCGGCGGGGATGGTGCGGGGTCCGGCGGGGCGGCAGGCACGGGCGGCGGCGATGGGGGCAATGGAACGGGCGGTGCCGGTGGCGCGAATTGTGTTGGCTACGGTGGCTTCGGGAAAAATCATAGCACCCGGCCAGGTGCGGGCGGCGGCGATGTAAATATTGCCGGCGGCGGCGGCGGCGGTTACGGCGGCGGCGGCGGTGGCGGATATGCTTATGGGGCCGGCGGGGCCGGTAGTTGTTTGACGCCGGCGGGCTGGACCCGTTCCCGAGCGGATGGGGATGCGGACGGCGACCGCGGAACCAAAGGCAATCCGGAGAACAATGGTGGCGCCAAGATTATTTATTAGGAGCGGTGGATATGGAAAAATTTATTGATGTTTCGGCGGGCGGTGTAGTGGTCAGCGAGGCGGAATTACAATCCCGTTTACCGCTGGTCGTTCCGGCTAAGTCCATTTCGGATACTGACCTGGTGAACTTGGGTTTCGCGCGGTTGACCATCCATGATCCGGAGCCGTGCGATCCGGATACGCAGGTGCGGCTGGTTCCTGTGATTGAGAAAGATTTAGATGGCACGTGGCACCAGCGAACAAAGACGCGGGATAAGACGGCCCAGGAATTGGCCGCCGAAGAGGCCGCGGCGCTGGCGGCGGTGCTTTCGGCCATCCGGGACGAAGCGGAACGCCGTCTGCGGGCCGGGGTGTTGGTCGATGGTTCGCCTTTCATGGCGGATGACGGTTCGACGCTGCGGCTTGAACAGGCCATTACCGGCCTGACTTCTGGCATTCGATCGAGCGTGAAATTTACCACCGCCGCCGGCGCGGTGATCGAGGTTTCCGACGCGGCGGTGTTGCAATCGCTGCTTGTCGTGGTTCTCGGTTACCGGGCGGACGTTTTGGCGGCCTCCACCGAATTGCAAGCCGACCCGCCGGCGGATCCGGCGCTTGACGATCATTGGCCGGCGCGTCCGAGTGTCAGCCTTTCAGCGTAAGGAGAAGGCCAGATGGCTTTGAGCGAAGAAGACCGCGGGGTTATCCACGCCGCGTTGGGAAATCTGACAATCGGGGAGAAAAACTCCGGCGATTGCTGGATTGAAGACCAGAAGACGGGCCGGCTTCGGCCCAACGCCCGTTTCGTCAACAATCTTATCCCCGGCCAGAAATTCAAGGTGGCCGAAATCGTGGAGGTCTGGCGGGCCGGTGTCGAAGCCGGGACGCTGGTCGATCCGAACGCCGGCGGATCCGGCAAGCGCCCGCCGGCGGCCCCGCCCGAAACGGCGGTGCAAGATCCGGAGAAGATGGCGGAAACCGTGCAGGATCCCACCGCCGAAACCGGCGGTGAAGCGGGTCCGGATGAAGGATCGCAGGACGGCGGCCAGGAATCCGACACCGGCGAAACCGGCGGTGAACCGGAGGCACCGGACGCGGCGGGAGAGGGTGAGAAATCCCCGCAATCCACAGAGCCGGAAGAACGGTCTTCCACAGACGACGCGGGAGAGCCGGAACAGTCCACAGGCGATAAACCTGGCGATGACCCGGGACAGGCGCCAGGCGCACCGGAGGCGGCCCCACAGGCCGCAAAGAAACGCCCGCGGATGGAATTCGGTAAGGGCCGGTTCGTCGAAGAGGCGGATTTTATCGCCGTGGCCGAATTCGTGGCCGAACGGACGGTGAAGGAAGCCGATCGCCAGGGCGTGAAATGGGGCGATCTGCCGCAACTGGCGGAACTGGTGGCCGCGTTGATGACGGTTCCGGATATCGAAGCGGCGGCGCTGTGGGGCGACTTCCACCCGAACGGCAAGTGGGACGAAATCCGCGAAGCGGAACGCGAGGTCTGGCGGGTCATGGTCCAGGCGTTCCAGGCCCGGCGGGGGTCGTTCAGCTACCACCAGACGGCGGAAGACGAGGCCCCGCGGATCCCGCGCCGCCCGAGCGGCAAGCCCGGGTTTATGACCCTGGGCCTTCGGAAACTGACGGTGGGCAAGGACGGTGACCGGATCGAAACCACGGACGCCTAAACGCCAGAGCGGAGCAAACGCGGCCAAGAAGCCGCCGCCGAAATCGAAGGCGGCGGCGAAGGCATCCCCCCCGAAGAAACGACCGGCGCGGAAGGCGGCGGGGAAGGGGCCGGCAAAAGCGCCGGCCCCGCCTGGCCGTCCGCCGGAATTCACGGAAGCATTGCAGGCCACGTTCCTGGATCTGATCCGGGGCGGTATGAGCATGCGCCAAGCCTGCATGGTCGAAGGGATGGTTTCCCGGGAGACGGTGCGCCGGCACCTGGCCGAAACGGAAGAGGTTGAGGGCGGGTTTTGTGGCCAGTACGCGCGCGCATGCGAGGAACGAACCGAATTGCGTTTCGATGAATGCATTGAAATTGCTGATAATTCCGAAGGCGATACGATCCTGACGGACAAGGGTTATATGCCCAACTTTGCCAAGATCCAGCGGGACCGCCTGCGCATTGATACGCGCAAGTATTACGTGGCGATCATGGAGCCGAAAAAGTACGGCAAGAAACCGGCGGACGAAGGCGACGGCGGGGTGGTCGTTCATGTCCATGCGGACGGGAAATCGCCGGAAGAAAACGAGCCGGTTTAACGGATCCCAACATGATCCATTTAGGATCCACCATGGATCCTGGTGACGGGGCAAAATGGCCGTATCAATTCACCTGCCTTACAAGTGGTCGACGCGGGATTATCAGGAACCGCTGTGGAACTACGTGATGGGCGGCGGATCCCGCGCCGTGGGCGTCTGGCACCGGCGTAGCGGCAAGGACGCCACCATTTTGAACCTGGAATGCTGCAAGGCCCATCAGCGGGTGGGCCTGTACTGGCATATGTTGCCGACGCTGACGCAAGGCCGGAAGGCCGTCTGGAACGCGATCGACGGGCAGGGGCGGCGGCTGATCAATCAGGTGTTCCCGCATGAAATCCGCCGGACGAAGAACGAGCGGGATATGCTCATTGAACTGAAAAACGGGTCCATGTGGCAGGTGGTGGGCTCGGATAATTTTGACAGTCTGGTGGGATCGAACCCGGTAGGCGTCGTGTTCTCGGAATGGTCCCTGACGGATCCGGCGGCCTGGGACTACATCCGGCCTATCCTGGCGGAAAACGGCGGGTTTGCGGTGTTCATCTACACGCCGCGCGGGCGAAACCATGGATACCGTTTGTTCCGCCATGCCGAGGCACACCCGGATTGGTTCGCCCAGGTGCTTACCGTTGACGACACCAAGAAACCGAAAATCGGCCATAACGGCGGGCCGCCGTTGCTGGACGAATTCGACGAACCGTTAATGGTCCCGGTGATCGGCCCGGAGGCGATCCAGGAAGATCGCGACACGGGCATGTCGGAAAACCGGATTGAACAGGAATACTACTGTTCGTTCGATGCCGAGATTGAAGGGGCCTATTACGGCAAGCAAATGGCCCTGGTGCGCAAGGAAGGGCGCGTGGGGCCGCTGGAAATCCTGGCGGATATCCCGATTGAAACGTGGTGGGATATCGGCGTGGGGGACAGTACCTCAATCGTCTTCGTCCAGCCGGTCGGATCCTGGTTCCACATTGTCGATTACTACGAGAACACAGGCGAAGGTCTGCCGCATTACGCCTCGGTCCTGGCGGACAAAGCCAAGGAATACGGCTGGACCTATTCGGACCACCTGTTGCCCCATGACGTGCAGGTGAGAGAGTGGGGCACGGGTAATACCCGGATCGAGACGGCACGGAAACACAATCTGAAATTCCAGCGCGTTGCGCGTATGCCGGTCGAAGATCGGATTGAAGCCGTGCGCGGTAACCTTCAATGGTGCCGGTTCAACAACACGACGCCGGTTATGCGGCTGCTGGACTGCCTGGAAACCTATCGCAAGGAGTGGAACGAGGCCCTTTCCGTATGGGGTGACAAGCCGGTTCACGATTGGGCAAGCCACGGTGCGGACGCATTCGGGACGGGGTTCCAGGCGCGGCGATCGACGCACAAGGGCAAGACCTATCAGGCGACGACGGACAAGGATCCGTTGGGATCCGCCCTGGCGGGCCGGCGGTGACCTGCAGCACCAGCGGTTCCGGCGGTGACCGAATCCAACACCGCCATTTTGGCCGATAGCCGGCGGCCGATCCCGCCGAATTCGGCGGTAAGCGCCGGCGAAATCGGCAGGGAAAAGGAGGAAGAGAAGATGGACCATGGCGATATCGGCATGCGGAAGGCGCCCCATTCGTGGCTGGTTGTGTTCTGCGATCCGGCACCCATGCGCCCGGATGCAGACGGCTGGGAACGATGGGTGCGGAAGCTGCTGGCCGTTTGGCTAAAGCGCGGAATGCGCCATGTTTTTTGCCTGCGCCGGTCGGATGCTTTTGACGGCTGGGTGGCGTTCCACCCGGAAATCTACCGAACCGCCGTGCTTGAATATCACGGCGATGCATACGTGGAATTCCTCCGGAAGATGGCTGAAACTGGATCCGTCACGCTGGTGGAATTCGAAGGCCGGACGGAACCGGGCTGGTTCCCCTGGGGGACGAAATCTTGTGTAGGCCGGGTGAAAGGGGTATTAGGAATTCGCAGCCGATCAATTACGCCCGCCGGTCTTTACCGGGATCTACAGCAACGCCTTAGCGTGGAGCGCGATTGATTATGTTTGGCAGCCCCCCCGATCCGGAACCCGTTGACACGTCCTTGCAGGAAGAAAGCCTGGACCTGCAAAAGAAGGAAAACGAGCGCGTCAAGGCGCAGAACGCCGCGGCCCGCCGGAACGCCCGAAAGCGGGGAACCCGCGTGAACCGTGGGTTCCTTGGCGATCTGTCGTCCGGATCCACCAAGGATACCGTGGGTTAGGTCGGTGACTTCGCAAACGCCGACCACCGCCGCCGGCGCCGTCAAGGACTTCAAAGCGTCCGAATTGAAGCTGTATGCCCGCGGCCTCAAGAAGCTGAACAGTTGGCGGTCGCTGATCGACGCGGCCAATACCTATGCCCTGCCGGCCTTCAATCCGACGCACCAGGCGGACGGCGGCGCGGAGGATCCGGCGGCGGCCCTTCGGATCCGCTTCGAATTCGAAGCCTCGGACGCGGTGCGCGAAAAAGGCCACCGCATGCATTTCAAGATCTTCCCGATTGGCCAGCGGTGGGCCGGCTTCGCGCCTGGCGCCCTGCCCAACGGCCAAGGTCTGACGGACAAGCAGGCCGAAGGGTTGAAGTCCGAAATGGAAGAGGTTGGCGAACGCTTCCATGGGGCGATTGAAACCAGCAATTTCCATTCGGAAATCGCGCCGGCTTTCGAAGAGGTCCAGATTTCCTATGCCGCGTTGATGATCCATGAAGGGACGCTGGACAATCCATTGCGTTTCGAGGCAATCCCGGCCAGCACGGTTGTTCCGATGGAGAGCCGAGACGGCGTAATCCGGACGGTGTTCCGCCGGGAAAAGATGACCTGGGAGAAGATCGAAGAACGGTTTAAGCGGGTCGCCGGCGACAAGTTCAAGGAACCGCAAAACTCCCAGGTGGTCACGAACCTGAAAAGCCATCCCGGCGACGAGACGGCGGTGATTGAATGCGTGATCCATAAGCCGGACAACGATCCGGCCAAGCGGTATCAATACGCGGTGTTCCTGGAAGACGACGAAAGCCAGTTGGTGGACGCATTCTTGAAGTCGTCGCCGTTCGTCGTGTTTCGGATGGGCAAGGCGCCAGGTGAGAACGTGGGCTGGGGTTCCGTCCTGTCTGTGGTGCCGAAGATCAAGGTTCTGAACGCGGTGCGGGAACTGTGGCTGCAACACCTGGCGATCGGCATTTCGGGGATCTGGCAGGCGGATGACGATGGGGTGTTGAACCCGCAAAACATCGTTTTGAAGCCCGGGACGATCATTCCCAAGGCCGTTGGGTCCGCCGGCCTTACCCCGCTTTCTACCGGGATCAACGTCGAATTGACCATTCAGGCGATCCAGGAAATGGAAGAGCAGGTGCGCCGGGCGATCCTGGGCCCGAGCATGCCGCCGGTTGATGCCGGGGTGCGGTCGGCCTATGAGAACGCGGCCCGCCTTGCCGAAGGCCAGGAAGTCGAATTGCCGGCAACGCTTCGGATCCTGACCGAGTGCCACGAACCGATCGTGGAACGGTGCCTGCATATCCTGTCCCGGGATCATATGCAGGGATCCCCGTTCTATATCGGCCCGGTCGAGGTCGAGGATAGCCAGCTTGAAGTGGTGCCGTTGTCGCCGCTGATCCGCGTTATGAAGGAAGCTGAGGCAAACCGGAAGGTGAACGCCTATGCCACGGGCCTGAATTTGAACCCCGAGCGGACGCAGCGGATTACCAAGGCGGACAATATCCTGCGCGATATCATGGAAGGCATGGGCCTTGAGCCTGACATGTTCCACGACGAAGACACGGTGAAAGCCAACGACCAAGCCGAACAGGAAGCCCAACGGATGGTGGTCGAAGCGCAATTGGCGTCGGCCCAGGGCGGCGGCCAGGGCCAGCCCGGCCCGCAATAAGGATCCCACCAGGATCCCTAAAGGATCCTGATTGCAAAGACCGATCATTGACCTTTTCCCTTTGAAATGGAGCGGAGCAAGTGAGCAAAACGAAAACCCTTCCCCGTCCGGTCGATGATTACGACGTGGCCGCATGGCGGAATTACTACGTGGTGAACCCGGACTATCTGCGGGCGGTTGGTGCCGATGTGGCGCCCGGCGGCCTGATCGACATGGGCGGCGGTGGCGGCGCCCCGGATCCCACCGGTGAAAACGGCGGTGGCGCCGGCGACGGTGCCGGCGACGGTGCCGGGCCGGACGGTGGCGCGGGCGGTGATAACGCCTGGATGACGGAATTGAACGGGGAGCAATTCCAGATCCCCGAGAATTTCCGTGGTCAGAACCCGGGCGAAATCAACGCGCCGGCGGCCCTTAAGGCGGCCATGGACCTGCGCCAGAAGGTCGAGGAAATGGGCAAGGGTCCGGAAATCCCCGACGCCTATGAACTGCGCGTTCCGGACGAAATCAAGGAACAGGTGGAGCGCATGGGCGGCCTCAATGCCCAGCATCCCCTGGCCCAAGGTCTGTTCGCCTTTGCCAAGGAAAACAAGCTGGGCCAGGACGTGGTGGACGGCCTGGTGGCGATCTATGCGAAAAATCAGGTGGAAGACACCATTGATCCGGGCGAGGAACACAAGCGCAACCTGGACATGCTGGGCGATCATTTCGGGGACCAGAAGGAAGGCAAGCTGACCGAAATCACCCAATGGGTGAACGCCCGGTTCAAAAAGAACTTCGACGCACACGACCCGGACGCGGGCAAGATCGACCCGGTGGCCCAGGAACTTCTGCTGATGAACGAAAGCGCCGGCGGGATCATGCTCCTGGACATGATGCGCCAGGCGTCCCGGGATGTTCAGGTGCCCGGTGGTGACGGCAACGGCGCCCCGCGGGTGACGGAAGCGGATCTGGACAAGCTGATGGCGTCGGACAAGTACCTGGCGGGCGATCCGTCCACCGTGGCCGAGGTCGAAGCCATGGCCAAGGCCCTGAAACCCGGGGTGCGGAACGTCCGGTAGGCGCGGAATTCCCGCCTTTGGGGTGGCGGGATGCAAGAGAGGGCGCGGATTGTCCATGGTCCGCGCCCTTTCGTTTGCCCTGATGGCCAGCACCGCCGGATCCACCGGTGATCGATGCCCGCCGGTTTCGGCGGTGTGTGATTCGGCCACCGCCATTATGGGCGGTGTAGGCCCGGCCCGTTACGGATCAACGGTTTAGCCCGCCGGTTTGACAACATACCAGTTGGTATGTATTCAAGCGGGTGATCGGCTTTTGCAAGACGGACCACCGGCCCGGAACAAAGGCCCTCCCTACCCCCCGGGCCTTACGCCGGGCCGGTGGGAAGTTTTAAGCCGATCCACAGGCCGGCCTATCAATGGGCGGACCCGGCCTTAGAAGCCCCGGTGGTGGCCCGATATGCCCCCCTCATGCCGCGTCGGCGGCCTTGCGGCCTATCCAGGCACAGACCCGCAAGTAACGGCCCGCTGGTGGAAGCGAATTCCGCACAGTCAACGGGCCGGCTTTTCATTTCCGATACGCGATGCCGCCGGCCCTCATACCGTTAGGAATGAGGAAAGACGACTATGGACACCATCGAAAATTGGTTTGAAACCGTCTTCAACAAGGACGTCCATCACCGCTATCAGCAAATGGGCTCCAAGGTTCGCGGCACCGTCCGGACGGATGGCACCGTGAAGGGCGAAAAGGCGGAATACCGTCTCTACGGCAAAGCCGAGGTTGGCGACAAGGTGAGCGGCGGTGAAATCCCGATCGCGAACCCGAAGAAGGACAAAGAAACGATCAACCTCTACAAGAAATACCTGGGCATCTACGTCGATGACCTGGACGCCCTGAAACACAACATCAACGAGCGCATGGGCGCGGCCAAGGCCGCGGTGGCGGCGCATTCCCGCTATACGGATAGCATCTTGGTTGCGGCCTTCGCGACCACCACCAAGTCCGTGGGCGACTACTCCACCGGCCTGACGAAGACGCTTATTCAAGGCGGCTTCGAAATGCTGAACGGCGCCGACGTGCCGGACGATGGCGAACGCTACGCCCTGATCGGCGCCCACCAGTGGGAAGAACTGCTGAACATCGACGCCTTCGCGAAATCCGACTACGTGGGCGACAAGTATCCGTGGCTGCAAGGCGCCGACGCCAAGCGGTGGCGGAACACGCTGTGGATCATGCATTCCGGCCTGCCGCTTTCGGGCACCCAGCGTTCGTGCTTCCTCTACCACAAATCGGCGGCGGCCCATGCGATTGGCCGTGATGTGGTGACCAAATGGTCGTGGGAAAACGACAAAGACCAGTTCTTGCTGAACACGAACATGATGCAGGGCGCCGGCCTGATCGAAGATGTCGGCATGGTCGAACTCAAGTGCAAGGAGAATACGACGCTCTAGCGGCGCCGTAGGCCGCGGACGGGCGCCCCTGGCGCCCTTCCCGGCCCTCCCCTCGCCTTTACCCAGCCAGATAAGGAGATTTCCAAATGGCCTACGATCCGGACACCAACCCGATCGCCACCGTGGCGCAAACCGGTTCCTTCAAGTTCATGCATTACGCCACCGGCGACGACGCCTTGGCCGACGTGGCGGCCTCGGGCTACTTCAACAAATCGGCGGCGATCATGCCGGTGAATTCGCTTCTGTTCATCGTGGCTTCCGATGGTTTCGGCCTGATGGTCGTTCTTTCGAACGCCGCCGGCGTGGTCGATCTGTCCGACGCAACGCCGATCGACGACACCAACACCGAGGCATAACCCAGACCTGGCCAACCGAAAGGCGTTTGCTCCGCTCAAGCTGGCCACAGTAGGAAGGAACCCGCGGATATGGCTATTACGGCAGAAGAGTTGTGTTCGCGGGCCCTTCTTAAAAACTCCCTGCAACCGATCCAGAGTTTCGAGGAACAGACGGCGCGGGCCATTCTGGCCAAGGAACTCTATCCCCAGACGCGGGACGCCCTGCTTTCGGCCCATCCCTGGACCTTCGCCGTTGACGTGAAGGTGATTGCCCAGGCCCAGGAAGCGCCCAAGGCGGATTTCGCCTATCAGCACCCCCGCCCCGCAAACTTCCTGCGGGCCCTGTCCGTAGGATCCGGCAGCAGCACCCACGGGGTGCGCTACAAGATCCAAGGGAAGTTCATCCTTGCCGATGTGACGCCCATCACCCTGAAACATATCTACCGGCCCGCGGAAGCGGACTGGCCGGCCTATTTCGACGACTGCTTGATTGACTTCCTGGCGGCGGCATTCTGCGAGCCGTTGACCGAAAGTTCCTCCAAGGCGGATCGCCTCTTGGCCATTGCCGAGAACAAGTCCCTGCCCCGCGCCCGGCTGATTGACAGCCAATCGCAAACCCCGTCCACCATCGCCGCCGGGTTCCTGGTTTCCGCCCATATGGATGTGTAGCCATGCCGATCAAGGAACCCTCGGAAACTATCTCGTTCGCTTCCGGGGCCGTCCCGGGCCTGGAAGTGCGCAAGGACGTTCAGAAGTATTACGACGGCGCCTTGCGCATGGAGAACGTCGAAACGGGCGCCACGGGTGAATTTTACCGCCGTGGCGGCCTGTTGTTCACGGGCAACACCCTGGCCGCGAACGAAATTGAAGACGTGGACGGGATCGGCGGGGTGTCGGTCATTCTGGCCGAATTCGTGTTTTCCCGGACGGACAAGTACCTGTGGATCTTCAAGCCTCTGGAAGTGGAAATCTATTACCAGGACGAACTGCAAACCACGCTGGAAACGCCCTGGGGTGCCACCCACCTGCCGGATCTGCGCTATGTCCAGGCCGGCGTCACAATGGTGATCATGCATGAGGATGTGGAATGGCAGCGGATCGTCCGCGGTGAGACGCACGACGATTGGAGCATTTCGGAAATCCCGGTCAAGACGCCGCCGACATTTCAGTTTGAAGAGGACACGGCGGGCACCCTGACCGTGCCCGGTACGTCGGGCGATCAAACCTTTACGTCGTCGGAAGACGATTTTGCCAACGTGCCGGCGGATCCGGACGGCTTGGGCTGGATGATCTTCGCCAACGATGGCCGGGCCCGGATCAAGGCCAAGAATAGCGACACGTCGGTGGATGTGGAAATCCTGGAAAGCCTGGGTTCCGACGACAATCCGAAGGCCGGTGACTGGTCGATTGAAGAGCCGGTGTTTTCCGATGAACGGGGCTGGCCCCGGTGCATGGAATTGCACGAAGGCCGGCAGGCGGTAGGCGGCACCCGGGATCTGCCGGGGCATTCGTTCGCCGGGAAAACCGGATCCTTCTTCGATTTCACGTCCACGGTGGAAGGGTTCCCCGATGACGCCACGGATACGCAAGTACCGTCGCGCCAGCGGGCGGAAATCCTGGACATGCTTTCGTCGGACGGCCTGGTGATCTTCTCCACCACGGGCGTTTCGGCGGTGGATCTTACGCCGCTGGACGCCAACAACTACGTGGCCACCATGCAATCCGACATTCCGGTGGCGAACGTCCGGCCCGTCGTGTTCGACGACGAACCGGTGTATGTGGCCGCCGACGACAAGGGCAACCCGCTTTCCGTGTTTGAACTGGTGCCGGATGACCGCCGGGAAGTCGGGCGGGACGCGGCGGACCTGGGCCTTTTGGCGCATACGCTGATCCGCCGGCCCGTTGATATGGATGTTCGAAAGGGGATTGGAAAAACGACGGTCCAACACCTGTTCGTCGTCAATGAAGACGACGGCACCATGCCGGTTCTGCAAAGCCGCCGGAAACAGAACGTGGCCGGCTGGACGCTGTGGAATACGAAAGGCGAATTTCTGCGCGTGGCGGTGGTCGCCGGCGATGTTTACGTGTTGGTGCGCCGGACGCTGGACGGTTCGACGGTCTACGCCCTGGAAAAGCTCGATCCGGACGCCTGGTGGGATTGTTCCCTGACCGTGACGGCGGAAGAGCCCACGGATTTGTTTGAAGGGTTCGACCATCTGGCTAACGAGGTTGTCCGGGTCCGCCTGGACGGATCGGACTACGGCAAATTCACGGTGGGCGCGGACGGCGCGATTGACGTTTCGGCACATGGCACGTTCACCACCTGCGAAGCGGGCCTGGAAGTGTCCTGGGAAGTCGAAACCATGCCCATTGCCTCGCAGCTATCCAACGGAACGCCGGTGGGGGCGACGACGCGGATTGTATGGGCCGCGGTGAAGGTCAAGGACGCCCTGGAACTGACCCTATCCGCGCATGGCATGGATATTCCGTTGCATTTCCGGAAATTCGGATCCGGTGCCTTCGGGGCCTTGCAGCCGTATACGGGCGTGAAAAAGGAACAATTCCTGAATTGGGAAAGCGAGGCGCCCCCTACCCTCACCATGAAAGGAACCCTGCCCATCACGATCCAGTCCGTAACCCTGTGGGTTGCCGGATGATGGTCGAGGCGGATCCTAAAAGGATCCTGGGTGGATCCGGTGCAGGATCCTACCGCCGGATCCGGCGGTGATTGATTCCACCCCCGCCGATTTCGGCGGGGCGAGATCTCGGAAAGGACAAAGGCATGTCGAGCAACGGCGCGAAAATTGGGATCGGTATTCTGGCCCTGGCGGCGGCCACGGTAATGACCGGCGGGTTTGGCCTGGCCGGTGCGGGTGCGGCGGCTGGGGCGGCTGGGGCTGGTGCGGGTGCCGGCGCGGCGGCTGGGGCGGCGGGTGCGGCGGCGGCGGGAACGGCGGTGGGAACCGGCGCCACGGCGGCAGGCACGGCGGCGGCTGGTGCGGCAGCGGCGGGAACGGCAGCGGCAGGCACGGCGGCGGCTGGGGCCGGTGCAGGGTTCGCGGCGGGTGGCATGTCGGCAGTGAGCGCCGCGGGCCTGCCCATGTCCACGACGGCGGCCCTACAGGCCGGTGCGGGCGCCGGCGCGGCGGCTTCCGGGGCCAGCGCGGCGGGAAGCGCCGCCGCAAGTGAGGGGCTTTTTGCGGGGCTTCTGTCCTCCACAAAGCTGCGCCTTGGGATCGCCGCCGGCCAGTTGATGGCCACCGGGTATCAGTCCCACCAGCAGAACGCCGCCGCACAGCGGGCTATTGCGGTGCAGGAAGAAAACGAGCGGGTCAACCGGGTCAATACGGAACTGGATCTGGAATTCCGCGAAGGCGACAACCAGAACCGCCTGGCGCGGGCCTTGTCGGAACAGAGCGTCCTTTACAACGCCCGCGGCGGCGCCGGCACGGGTGCCGCTCGATCGGCGGTTAACCGGCTGGTTTCCGAAGCGAACCGGGAAAGCAGCCTGATCAACATTGCCCAGGGGATCAATGCCCAGGGCGGCAACCTGGGGACCGTCTCGCGGGCCTTGCAGGCCCGGCGGGCGCGGGATCGGTCGTTGGGCGGCGCCGTTGGCGGCCTTCTCGATTTCGGAAGGGAAGTGGCGCGGGCATGAAACAGGCATTCACAACCCCCAAGTTTGACCGCCGGTTCTACAGCCTAAACCGCCTTCGGGGCGCGTCCCGGGCCGGCCAGCAATCCCTGGCGTCCATCGGCATGGAACAAGGGGTGGTCGGGGCGACGTTGGCCGGGATTACCCGGCTTGGCTCGGACCTGGCGGACCAATTGGAAAAGGACGAAAACGAGAAGGCCGCCCGCACCGGCACCCGCCTTGGGACCGTGGCCGGCCAGGAAAACTTCCGGGCGGGCCGCCCGCTGCAATTCCGCGAAGGCGACGACGTGGGAACAACGGCCTTCAATCAGGCCCTTGAGGCGTCCTATCTGTCGGAACTGGATTTGAACATTGACGACAATATGGGCCGCCTGGCGCGGGCGTTCCCCACGTCGCCGTCCTCGTTCGACGATGCCTTTGAAAACGAGATCCGGACCAAGTTGCTTCCGATGGTGGATGCGGACATGCGCCCTGCCCTGTCCATGGAACTGGACCGGCGGAAACGGAAGGCCCTGGAAGGGATTTTCAGCGCCTATGAACAACAGACGGCGGCGGAAACCAACGCCAGCCTTATCCGGGCTATGGATATCTACGGCGGCCAGAACGCCAGCGCGTGGCGCCACGGTGACCTTGAGACGGCCAGCGAGACGGATATGAAGTTCCGGGGCGTCCTGGATAGCCGCACGGATCTGACGCCCCAGCAAAAGGAAAAGGCCCTGCTGGATTTCGAGGCGGAAGGCCGCCGCCAGACGATCCTGGCGGCCTTCGACGAAGCCCAGGGCCAGGGATTGCCGGCGGCGGAAGCCTTTATCAAGGAATTCCGCAAGGGCCGACATAAGGACATAGATCCGGACGTGGTGGAAAGCCTGGCCGGGGAAATGACGCAATCGTTGAACCTTGCCCGAGCCGACGCCAAGGCCATGGCCAAGCAGGCCCAGGAGCAAATTTCCCGCGTGGTTACCGTGCTGGAACAAGGCCACCCGGTGGGGGACGCGCTGGAAAAGGCGGAACGCCTGCTGGGATCCGTGATGGATCCTGACGTGGCCCAGGAACTGAACCGGGCGAAGGATCTGTTTCGGCTGCAAAAGACCTTCCGGGGCATGACGCCGGTCACCCTGGCGGCCCAGGTGCGGGCCATGGACCAGGATATTTCCGGCGCCCGCAAGGTCACCCCGGAAATGCTCCAAACCCGGGATTTGGCGGCCAAGATGTTGGACAACATGGAACGGGGCTTGAAGGACGATCCGCTGGAATACGCGAACCGCGTAGGTGTCGTGTCCCTGCCGGCGTTGGACTTGGAAAACCCGGCTTCTCTCACGGGGCGGGTGGAAGCCGCCGCCAGGGTGTCCGAGTTCTACGGGCGCCCTGCCCTGCCCTTCACGGGCCAGGAAATGGACAGTATGGCCGCCGGGTATGCGGAAGCCGACGCCACGCAACGGTTGGCCTTCCTGGAACGCCTGGGGGCCTTTGACATGCCGGCGGACATGGAACGCCGGGTGCTGGACCGGATCGCCGGCAAGGCCCCTGCCCTCGGTCTGGCGGTCGAAATGGTCCGCCGGGATCCGATGACGGCCCGCGGGATCCTGCTTGGCCAAGATCTGATCAAATCCGGTGCCACGAACCGGCCCAAGGCCGCCGACGTGCAAGACCATTTCAACGCCTACGTCCAGGATGCCTTTCGGGCGGATCAAACCGGGGCCTCGCGCCGGGCGGCCCAGGAAGCAACCCTGGCCCTCTACATGCACATGTCGCAGGGCGACAATTCGGCGGAATTCGATCCCGACCGGTTCAACGAGGCCGCGGCCAAGGTGATTGGCACGGTGGCGGAACGTGAGGGCCAACATTTCGTCCTTCCGCCGGGGGTGACCGAAAGCCAGTTTGATGACCGCATGGACGCCCTGGCGGAAGCGGACCTGCACCCGGAACGCCTGCAATTCGAGGAAACGTCTTCCGGCCCGCACCGGTTGACGCGGGACGGCTTGGAGCCGATCGGCGCGGAAGAGGTCCGGGACGATGGGGTGTTGGTATCGGTCGGCCCCGGCCAATACATGGTCGGTTTCGAGCGTGAAGGCGGTATGCGCTTTGCCGTGCGGGCGGATGGGAAACCCTACGTTCTCGATTATGGCGCCCTGCCCTCGCCCAATCCTGCAGCACCGCCGAAATCGGCGGGATCGGCCGCAGCAAGCGACGAACTGGCGATGGGAAATGCCCGGGCCCTATTCCTGGCCGCACGGCGCTATGGCCGGACGCTGAAAGAGAAGTTTCAATCGTTGATCCCGCGCAGCACGGCGGACGAGGCAAAGCGGCAATTCCGTTCATCGGCGGCCCAGATTTCGGCCTCTGCCGCCGCGCGGACGCTGGAACACCTGTTCAACGAGGAAAGCCGCCGGCGCCTGGATGCCGGCAAGCGCGGCCCGGCGTCCAAGGTGACCTTTTCCCAGGATGACCTGGTGCCCAACGGCACGGATCAAGACGCGATCGAAGCCCTGGCGCAAGCGGTCTGGAATAACGACGTGGATTTCAGGCAGCGGGTGGCCGAAATCCGTTTCGGCACGTTCGATGACGAATGGGTGGACCGGGTGAAGGCCGCCACGGGCCAGGATCTTTCCGGGCTGGTTGACGCGATCGACACCGGGCAGATCCAAAAGGCGTTCAAAAGCCATGGGCCCTGGGGTGAGACGGCGGAAGATCAAGAGCCGGTTTCGCCCGAAGCCCTGTCCATTTACCGGGGCGTGGTGCGCCACTTCGATAGCGTGAGCGTCCGCCGGCACAAGAATGGGGACACCTTCCTGTTTGAAAAGCGGATCAACGGCGTGGTGGCCGTAATCCAGCAGCGCCGCACGGCCCAGGGGACGCTGGCATTTTTCAACATGTGGATGAAGAAACCGTAAGGGGTGCGCGGGATGACGGTTGGCCAGTGGATCCCTGGTGGATCCCCCAAGGATCCGGAAAGGCCCGCCGCCCTTAGCGCCGAAGCGATCCCGCCCCGGCAATATAGTGGAAGGTCGATCAAATGTTAATAGACACCCGGGACTTTCAGATGCAGGCGGCCTTAAGGCCGGAAGGCGAAAAGCCCACGGGGCTGGTGGAAAACATGCAGGCCGCCTTCCGAGCGACGGCGTTTTCGGATCTGTTCGTGTCCGAGTTCACCAATCTGCATTCGGCCTTTGACGGGTACGCGGCGGAAATCGAGGCCGCCACCGGCAAGCGCCTTCGGAACCCGTTGGACGTTGGGCCGGCCTATAACCAATTCGGCGTGGCCAGCCTGTCCGACGCGGCGCGGGCGCGTAAGGAAGCCTTGGACGAATTCATGGCCGAAGCGCGGTCCCTGCACGTCGTGGCGGACACGGAAGGCGGCGAGAACTTCCGGTTTCGCACCCTGGCCGATATCGAAGCGGCGATTTCCGCAGAGGCCCAGGCCCGGGACAAAACCCAAGCCGACGTGGCGGGCCGCCAGACGACGGCGGGCGCCTTCGGTCAATTCTTCGGATCCGCCGGCGCCTTGATGATGGACCCGCCGGTGGGTGGAACCCTGGCCTTCGGGGCGCAATGGGCACAGGGGATCCTACGCCCGTTGATCGCGGAAACCCTGATTGCCGGCACGGTAGAGGCCGCGATACAGCCGAAGGTGCAGGAATATCGCCGGCGGCTGGGGTTGGAGGCTGGATTTGCGGAAGGGGCCTTGAACGTGGCCACCGCCGCCGGTGGGGCCGGCCTGTTCGGCGTTACGGCCAAGCTGGCTGGGATCGGATCGCGTGGGTTGTTGCGCATGTCCCGGGATCTGATCCACGCCCGCACCGGTGCCGTGCGGGACGCGGAAACCATCCTGGAACGTGCCGCCGAACAGGAAGCCCTGGTGCCCCATGAAGACTATGAACGGTTCCTGGGGGACATGGACCGCGCCCAGGGGGCCGTCCGCGAAGGCCGCCCGGTGCGGGAAGACGATGTTGCCGGGCCGGCGCCGGCGCGTACCGCCGAAAACGAAGGGGCCGCCGGCGCCACCGCCGAAACCGGCGGGAATCGATCACCGGCGAAATCGGCGGTGGTCGACGAAGATCTGGCGACGGTTCGGGCCCCGGAGGCGGTGGAGGGTTTCCGCGCGGCGCGTGGCAACCGCACCAGCTTTGAACAGGTGGAAGAGACGATAGACCGCGGCGTGGTCACCGTAGGATCCGCTGTGGAGCCTTCCGGGATCCTGCCGTTTTCCGAAGAACTGGCGATTTTGCGGGGTAAGGCGCCGGCCCCGAAGCTGGAAAACTACCCGGTTCTTATGGCGATCAAGCGGGCCGGCGGGATCCGCCCGGACGCGATCGGGGCGGATGACCTGCGGGCAATCGGGGTGACCAGCCGCACCTTGCCGGGCCTGTTCAACAAGGCCAGCGAGTTCCGAGCCGTCGATAACCTGGGGGAAGTTCTGCACGATACAGGACTTTTCGGAACCCGGGCGGATGGGCGGGTGAGCCCGGACGATATCCTGGAAGCCATTGACGAGGAATTGCGCGGGCGCCCGTTGCGGCATGCCGACGACGCCGATACGGAAGTGCAATTGGACATTCTGGGGGCCTTGGACCGGATCCTGACCGAAGAAAACATTTCGCTGGATCTGCCAGACGCGGAGATTGTCCGCCGGATGCAGGTGGCGGGCAGGGGGGTGGAGGAAGCCTATTACCCGGGCGGCGAGGAATTCGCCCGGTCGGTCGATGCCGCCACCCGTGAAGAACACGCCATGGCCGCCGAACGGGCGTTGGATGAACTTGACGGCGGCGAAGCCGAGCGGGACGCGCTGGTGTCCCAGGAACTTCAAGACCTGATCGACGAGGATCCGGAAGCCCTGGTGCCGGTGGACGTGGCCATTGACCCGTCCACGGGCCGGGAAGTGCCGGTGTTCGTCACCCGCCAGGAATTGGCCGAAGGGTTCCAGCGGGAAGAAGCGTTCATTTCGGAGTTTGAAGCCTGCGCGGGTCTGTAGGATCCGGCAAGGATCCTGTGTGGATCCTGATTGGTGCCAAGGGGAAAAGCCATGTCCATTCGTGATTGTCTGAAAGCCAAGGAAAAACAAGGGCGCGTCGATAAGCAGGACGTGGACGAAATGTTGGACCTTATCGAAGCCCTGCAATTGGAACGCCGGGGCAAGATGAATGACGATGACGCCATGCGCCTGGCCATCCGGCGGGCCCGAGACATGAAGAAAGCGGATGCGGCCCGCAAGCGCCTGAACAATACCCGGGCGGCGATCATGGCAAAAAACATTGAACACCAAATGCTGGCCTATCGCGAAGGCCCGTCCAAGTTCGCCAGCGAACCGGGCGTGGTGGACAAGGGCGAAGGATTGCCGAACCCGGGCCGGGCAGGGATCGCTATTCTGACCCGGGACATTTTCGAGCGGGCAGGGCGCCCGAACGTCGAAGCCCGCCACCAGGCGGTCCTGGGCATGCTCCACAGCCGCGCGGAAGCCCTGTTGTCCGAATTCCGGCCCAAGCTGGCCGGCCTGAAACGCAACAAAGCCCGCATGGACAACGTGATAAGGGAACTGTTCGGCGGTGAGACGGGCGACGAAGCCGCGTCCCTGGCCGCCAAGGCGTGGTCTGCGGCGGCGGAATACGGGCGCCGGCGTTTCAATGCGGCGGGCGGCGATATCAAGAAGCGCCTGGATTGGGGGATGCCCCAACGCCATGACGCCTTCGCCGTGGCCGAAGTGCCGGCGGAAGACTGGATTGATTTCATTTGGCCCAAGCTGGACCGGAAAATGATGATTGATCCGGTGACCGGGCTTCCGTACTCGGACGGCGGCCTTTTGATCGCGCTGCATAACAGCCATGAAGCGATCCGCACCAACGGCCTGGCGTTCCAGGAAGTGGGGCGGAAGCTGGGCGATCGGGCGAAGGCGAACACCCGCCAGCAGGTGCGAGAATTCATTTTCAAGGACGCCGATAGCTGGTTGGAATACCAGCACCGGTTCGGATCCACCGATGTGTTTGAAACGATGGTGGACCACCTGGACAAGCTGGCCATGGACATTGCCCAGATGGAAGTCCTGGGCCCGAACCCGGAACGCATGGTGACCTTTATCAAGGACGTGGTGCGGCGGGAAGCGGCGAAGGACGGGCCCAAGGCCCTGCAATCCGCCGTCAGTTTCGAAGACGTGATAGACGGCGTTTGGAACGAATTGACGGGCCGTTCCCGGATCCCGGTGGAAGCCGGCATTGCCCGCGGGTTCCAGGGGGTGCGGAATTTCCTGACTTCGGCGCAATTGGGATCGGCGTTCTTCCCGGCCTTGTTCGGGGATCTGGCCACGCAACGCCTGGCGCGGTCGTTCAATGGCCTGCCGCCCGTCCGCCAGTCAATCCCGCGCCTGCTTAAGATGTTCACGCCCCTGACGCTGGACGATCAACGGTTGGCCGTGCGGGCGGGGCTGGTGGCCGAAAACTGGTCTGGTACGGCGCTGGCCCAGCAACGGTTCGCCGGCAACATCATGGGTCCGAAATGGAGCCAGCTATTTTCCGACGTGGTGTTGCGGGCGACGGGCCTTAGCCCCTGGACCCAGGCGGGCCGCTTCACCTTCGGTCTGGATTTCCTGGGCCACCTGGGGGATCTGCGCGGCAAGAAGGTGGCGGAAATGCCGGCGCCGACACAGCGGGCCCTGAAACGGTACGGGATCACGGACGGGGA